TGAAATTTATTAAACAACTCTGGTGTAGCTGGACACATGGGGGCGGTGTAATTAAACACGACCCAGACGGTCATATCAACTGGCAGTGCGTTAAGTGTGGAAGATGGGGCAATCATCGTGACTACTGAACACAACCTGACCAAAGCAATGAATGATGAACTAAAAGAAGCAGTAAAAGAGTTCTTTGCCTACCTTGACACTGAGGAAGAAAGTGATGGTGGTAACATGTTCCACCCAATCACAGTGTCTTGCTGTAGAGTGATGCTACATGAACGAGTAAGTAGCTGTCTTAATAAAATGAAGAAACTAGCAAATGAGCCTTGACATCACCCTATCAAATGAAGTGTTTACAATAAACATCACACACAACTTAACTAAGATGGCTGCTGAAGCTGGTTTGTATGACGTAATGTGGCGACCTGACGAGCAAGGCTACACAAGAGCGTGGCAAGTCATTGAGCCATTGTCTAAGGGTCTTGCCAGCCTCATAGCAAACAAAGCCTACCTCGAAGCACTCAGCCCCACTAATGATTGGGGTAGCTATGATGGTTTGTTGAAGGCAACCAGCCAGTATTTGAAAGCTTGCATTGACAACCCACACGCTGTCATAAACACTTCCCGTTAACCCCTTAGAAAGACTTTATGATAAATGAACACGACCTCGCAGACTTTGAATGCTTGCCTGTCCAACCCCTATATAAATGTAAACGCGATAGCTGGTTCAAGCTGGAGAATGAGTTCTTTAAGCTTGACCACATCGACGGTATGTACAGCGTTTGTTATGACGTAGCTGGTGTAATGGTACACATCTCTTGTGTTGCTCCTGTCTTTCCAGTGGCAGAGAAATAATAATGAGCGAAGTATATCTACCCCGATACTTGACGCAGGTGGTGACTAAAGACAGTCACACCTATCGCTACAACCCACCAACGGATGTTATTAAAGCTGGTGTGCTTGAGCGTTATAGCTTTGGTGCCAATTACGATGCTGCTGTGGCTCAAGCAAACATCTGGAATGCTGAGATGGATGAATGGCGCAAAGAGATAAAGCACTTAAACAATTTGTGTACACGTAGCAGAGTGCATGACCTCATCAAGGCTTACACACTCAGCATCAGCTTCAACAAGCTGTCAGCAAAGGCTAAGCTTGACTACACCTACAGCTTGAACAACTGGTCTAGCTATAAACTAGCAGGAGTGAGCTTGTTTCAAGCACGACTTGGTGACATAGCAGCACCCATGTGTCAGCGTGTGTATGACCAGCACATCCTCGACAAAGGATTGAGCAATGCCAATCACAGCCTAGCTGTTTACAAGCTGGTGTTTAACTTTGCAATACGTAGTGGCTTCATTCAATTCAATCCATTTGAAAAGATAAAGAAGATAAACGTTAAGCATAGGCGCACAACGTGGGAAAAAGAGCACATCAAAGCTTTCCTAGATGTATCCTTCTCTGTCTTCAACAAGCGTTCTGTTGGCCTCATTGTCTACATGGCATACGAATGGGCACAACGTCTTGGTGATATGCGTATGCTGACATGGGATATGTACAACCTCGACACTGGTGTGTTGTCGCTGGAACAGAGCAAGCGTAGGGCTAGGGTGCAAATACCAACATCACCTGAGCTACAGACAATGCTCAAGCAGCAACACGCTGAGTATGGCTGGCAAAAGTATATTGCACCATCATCTAAATCAGACAGGAAGGGTGGCCTAGTTCCATATTCATTAATTAATTTAGGTAGAGTTGGTGGAGCCATCATGAAAGAGGCTAAACTACCTGAAGAACTTATGCTGATGGACTTGCGTAGGACAGCCATCACTGAATTAATTGAGGCTGGTGTACCAATCTCTAACATCATGAGTTTGTCAGGTCATGCAACACCAATGTCTTTAACCCCGTATATGAAGAACACATTAAAGAGTTCAACACTTGCACAAACAATGAGAGGAACGATATGAAAGCACAGCTAGAGTTTAGCTATCCAGAGGATGTTGCTGCTTTGCAGATGGCACTACATGGAGACAAAGCATTCTTTGCTTTGAAAGATGTTGCTAGATGTATCAGAGCTTACAAGAAGCATGATGGAAATACAGAAGCATTCATTGCTGATGTAGAAGAAATAGTAACTGAATGTTTAAATGTTTATGGAGATGAAATATGTTAATGGGATTTATTAAAACAACTTATGTTGGTATTGTCAGCCTGCTTATTCTTGCAGCAGCTTCTGCTTTAATCGGATTCACTGCTGCTATTTGCTACAGTATTACTTTATACGCCTTCAACTTCTGGAGCTTCTAACTATGTCACTCACTAAACTTATTTAGTAGTGTACTATATATGTTATAACTACTAAAGTTACTTAAAGGAGTATATACATGGGAAGACCATCATTAATTGAGGTAGGAGCTAAGAACGGAAAATTAACAATTCTAAGTATTGAAAGTGGGGGAGGGGCTGGAAAGCACGCAAGAGCAATCTGTAAATGTGATTGTGGTGTAGTTACACAAGTACCACAACACAGTCTCAAGAAAATGAAGTCTTGTGGTTGTTCGCAATATGATAAAGAATTTATAAAGAAAAGAAAGAAAGATACATACAAAGTATTAGATAAAGGTGTAGCTATGATGAATAGTTTTTTTTATAGCTATAAACATCACGCTGTTAAACGTAAATTAGATTTCACTATAACAAAAGAACAATTTATTAGTACTGTTTTTTGTAATTGTGTATACTGTGGGGCAGAGCCAACATACAGAACAGTACATAGAAAAGATGGTAGCGAAATGTATAACGGAGGAGTAGTTGTAAATGGTATAGATAGAGTTGATAACTCTAAAGGATATATTATTGAAAATATAGCTGCCTGTTGTACTGCTTGTAACTTGTCTAAGCATGCCAGAAGTAAAGAAGAATTTTTACTTCATTGTTTAAAAGTTGTTAATAACTTATCTCTTAATAATGTGAAAGATTGTAAAAATGAATAATGTTAAATTAGTATGGGCAACGATAGATGCCGATAAACACGTTGGTTACTGCGCTAGAGTTAGTAATCCAACTAATCAAGACAACCCTAACATTAAAGGATTGTTGAGCTACTGTGCCAACAATCACCACTGGTCTGTGTTTGAAATGGCTAGTGCTTGTCTTGAAATAAATACGACTAGGGACATTGCTAGGCAACTACTTAGACACAGAAGTTTTAGTTTTCAAGAGCTGAGCCAAAGGTACTCTGACGTGTCTGTGCTTGGCGATTTTGTTACAAGAGATTGCCGTACTCAAGATAATAAAAATAGACAGAATAGTTTCGAATCACAAGATGACAACTTGAATAGCTGGTGGAGTTCAGCACAGGCTGAAGTAATTACAACAACAAAACTGTTGTATGAAGAAGCATTAAAGAAAGGAGTTGCTAAAGAACAAGCTAGAGCACTACTTCCAGAAGGGATGACACCTTCTAGGGTGTATGTAACTGGAACACTTCGTAGCTGGATTACGTACTGTCAAGTGAGGACACATGAATCCACCCAATCAGAGCACCGAGATATAGCAAGGGGTGTACTATCTGTGTTGTCAGATGTAGCACCCATAACAATGTCTGCTTTTTCTTCAACCATGAATGCTGTATTGAAATGAAACCAATCTCAGACATACCACCTGACAGTGGCTTTGCTTGGCTAGGTAAGTCTAGTATCTTCGCTACAGACCCTGCATTCAAGTCACGCAAGGCTAACAACCTGTCTGGTTCATTGGCAATGTCATTGTCCATAGCTAGGCAGCGTAAGCAAGGCAAAGGCTCTGGAACATTCGTAGGTATTTCAGAAAAGAATGATGAACGAATAAGAACCAGTAAGAAAATAGTGTAGAATGTACAGACCTGCTTAGTTCATAGCTAAGCAGGTCTTTCTAGTTGGGAACTAACACCGAGGACTAGAAAGGAGATAGATGTCAACTCGGGGTAATGACAACAAAGACATCGACGTGGGGCATAAACTTAGAGCGTGTTGTTGGCGACTGGTGATAGTCGAATAGTCTGAGTGAAATGAAGGGGCAACACCGCCACCGGATTCTATGATTTTTTATTCATAGCAAATTGCCGACTCTTGTTCTTTAGCAGGGGTTGGGAAAACTTTGTCTATGAATTTTTATTAACATATAAATATAAATCTAGTAGCAACATCATCATGGTGTCAGCAATCTATATAGTCTATATATGTTAGCAACTACCTACTCTTTGTTAGCACTATCAGCTTTGTTTCTTTAATAGAAACTTTCTATTGTTAGCAGCAGCATAGCCTGCTAGACTAGCAGCTTCTTAACAACTAAAGACCTTTATGGCATTCCTTAAAACACACGTTAGGTGTGATGCTTGTGGTAGCAGCGATGGTGCTGCTGTCAATGACGATGGTTCTTCCTATTGTTTTGTTTGTCAAAAACACACAGCATCTGCCTACACTTCCGAACAACTCACTACTCTTTTAGAAACAAATATGAATACAACAGATGTTGATTTAAGCTTCACTTCCATTTACAAAGAAGCTAACACCGTGTCAATGGCTGACAGACGCATCAGCAAGGCCACCGCTGAACGTTATGGTGTTGTCCGTACATCACACCACATTGATAAGAAAGAACTTGTTATAGGTGGCGACAGCTTCTTGTTTCCTTATTACGATAAGGACAACACACTTGTTGCAGCTAAAGTTAGAGGTGCTAAAGAGAAAACCTTTGGCTCTGTTGGTGACTGGACTAAAGGAACATTGTTTGGTCAGCAACTCTTCTCTAGTGGTGGTAAGTATTTAACCATCACTGAAGGTGAACTTGATGCACTTGCTGTCTATCAACTCACTGGTAGTAAATATCCAGCAGTGTCTGTACGCAATGGTGCTGGTGCTGCTCTTAAAGATTGCAAAGCCAACTACGAATACATCAACAGCTTTGACAACATCATCATTTGTTTTGATGGAGATGCTCCGGGTGTTAAAGCTTCTAAGGAAGTGGCTGAACTGTTTGGTGCTAAGGCTAAGGTGTTTAAACCATTGCCAGAATATAAAGATGCTTGTGACTGGCTAAGCGACAGCAAAGAAGCATCGTTTGTACAGCGCTGGTGGAGTGCTGAAGGCTACATTCCAGATGGCATAGTGTCTGGTGCATCCTTATGGGATGTAGTGTCACAGCCTATGGCAACTGCTGACTGTCTCTATCCGTGGGAAGGCTTGAACAAACTCACCTATGGCATTCGTCTTGGTGAACTAGTCACTGTCACTGCTGGTAGTGGGCTTGGTAAGAGTCAGTTGCTACGAGAGATTGTTTGGAATTTGTTAAACAAAACAGATGACAACATTGGTTTGATGTTTCTTGAAGAGAGTGTTCGTAAGACAGGCTTATCAATGATGAGTCTTGCTGCTAACACACCTCTGCATTTGCCTGATGTTGTTGTGTCTGCTGACGAACGTAAGCGTGCCTTTGATTTGACATTGGGTACAAACAGAATGTTTTTGTTTGACCACTTTGGAAGCTCAAGCATTGAGAACATTCTCAACCGTGTACGTTACATGGCTAAGGGTCTTGGTTGCAAGTACGTCATGCTTGACCACTTGTCAATCATCTTCTCTTCGCAGGACAACAACGACGAACGCAAAGCCATTGACGAAATCATGACCAAGCTGCGTACACTGGTGCAAGAGACAAACATTTCTTTAATAATTGTCAGTCATTTGAAACGACCAAGCGACAAAGGCCATGAGGAAGGCGCTGCTACCAGCTTGGCTCAGCTACGGGGCAGTGCCTCCATTGCTCAGCTTAGTGACATGGTGATTAGCCTTGAGCGTAATGGTCAGCATGATGACCCAATCATTAGAAACACCACCAACGTGCGTGTCTTGAAGAATCGCTTCAACGGCGATACAGGGCCAGCTTGCAGCTTGCTTTACAGCAAGACAACTGGTAGGATGGTAGAGGTAGAAACTAACTTAGGAGATATTCTATGACGCATGAAGCAGGTAAGGGCAGTGCTCAACGCCCATCACAGGTGAGCAACAATGTTTATCAAGATAGGTACGATGCCATCTTCAGGAGGCACGTTGAAGACATTGACCGTGGCATTGTTAAAACAAAAGCAGACTATGTAAAAGATTCTGAAGGTGACAAAGAGTATGTCAAACCTGTTGTACACTTCATCAAAGGAACAGAAATGTTTTATGAAGCAGGGGAAGACATGAAGGTAGCAAGGCTTCGTGCTGTAGACCATCCTATCTGGGGTGCTGATATTGTCAGGACTAGCGTCATTGTGAAAGAACATGATGATGGTAGCTTTGAAACATTGAACACCATTTATAAACCGTTAGTTTAAAGAGAAACACAGTATGTCTAATTGGGTATATGACTTAGAAACATTTCCAAATTGCTTTAGCTTCACAGCTATTAAGGAAGATGGAACTGAACCTCAAGTCTTTGAGATGAGCACACGCAAGAACGAAGCTGAAGCTATGTTCTCCTTCTTAGACATACTGCGTAAACGTAAGGACAGGATGGTTGGGTTTAACAACTTAGGCTTTGACTATCCCATCTTGCATGAGCTTATTAAGATACGTGACAGAGCCATTGTTGTGTCTGGTAAGGCTGTTGCTGTGAAGGCGTATGCCCTTGCACAAGAACAGATTAAGCAGCAAGACGGTTTCTCTAAATCAATACCAACAGCACAAGAGTATGTCAAACAAATTGACCTATTCAAAATACATCACTTCGACAACAAGGCTAGGGCAACCAGCTTGAAGATGATTGAGTTTAATATGAAGTCTGACACCATTGAAGACCTACCCTTCGCTGTTGGTACTGTGTTATCTGATGACCAAATAGATGTGTTACTTGCCTACAATATGCACGATGTTGTTAAGACATTAGACTTCTACAAAGAGAGTGTTGGTGCTATCAACTTCCGTGATGAGTTGTCACTGAAATACAAACGTAGCTTCTTAAATCACAACGACACCAAGATTGGCAAAGACTACTTCATCATGCGTCTTGAAGAGACAATGCCAGAGTCTTGTTACAAGGTTGGTGCAAGAGGTGAGCGCACCATTAACCAAACAAAGCGTAAGACAATTAACATTGCTGATTGCTTATTCAACTACTACGATTTCAAACGTCCTGAGTTTCAGGCTGTGCATGAATGGTTCAAGAAACAAATCATTACTGAAACCAAAGGTGTGTTCTCTGACATTGAAGAACACTTGCTTGGTGACGTAGCTAAATATGCTGAGATGTTCGTAGCTAGAAAGAAGTTTAAAGAAGAACCAACAGAAGAAGATGTTGCTTTGTTTAAACAAGAACATCCTATGGGTTGGGTTGATAAAGTTGAGTTGAAAGCTAAGCGTAAGGGCTTACCCACCTATTCATATTGGGGATGCTGGAATGAAGCAACCAACTTGAATGTTGTTGTTGATAACTTCCGCTTTGACTTTGGCACTGGTGGTATTCATGGAAGCATTGCTTCTGCCATTGTCAGTGATGACAGCTTCTATGAGCTTGTGGACGCTGACGTCAGTTCCATGTATCCCAACGTTGCCATTGCCAACAATGTATTCCCACAGCACTTATCAGAACAGTTCTGTGTCATCTATGAAGACGTGTACCAGCAGCGTAAAAGCTACCCCAAGGGAAGCTCTGAGAACGCCATGCTGAAGCTTGCATTGAACGGTGTATATGGTGACAGCAATAACAAGTACAGCCCCTTCTACGACCCGCAATACACCATGTCAATCACCATTAATGGTCAGTTGTCATTGTGCTTGTTGGCTGAGAAGCTACTGGAGATTGAAGGACTAATACTTGTGCAGGTAAACACCGATGGTGTCACCACCCTTGTCCCACGTAAGAGTAGAAAGCTTTACGACAGCATCTGTTTAGCTTGGCAGCAGCAGGTAAAGCTTGAGCTTGAGTTTGTTGAATATAAAAAGATGTTGATTAGGGATGTAAACAATTACATTGCTGTTTATACAAATGGAAAGACAAAGCGCAAGGGTGCTTATCAATATGAAGGACTAGGTTGGCATCAGAACCAGAGCAGCTTGGTCATTCAGAAAGCTGTTGAAGCTCAGATGCTTCAAGACATTCCTGTTGATGTATATATCAAAGGACATACCAACAAGTATGACTTCATGCTACGTACTAAGGTGCCTCGTAGCTCTAAGCTGGTGATGGTGGCTGCTGATGGCACTGAGGTGCAACAACAAAACATCTGTAGGTACTATGCCTGCAAGAGTGGTGGTAAGTTGGTAAAGCTTATGCCACCTCTCGTTGAAGGTGGTGAAGATAGACGCATGGCTATTGATAAGGAATGGAATTTAAAAACTTGTAATAACATTGATGACTTTGTTGGAGATATCGACTATGATTACTACATTGCCGAAGCAACTAAACTTATTATCGGTGGTGTAAAAGAAAAGGATGACGAAGAGCAAATCTTCTGATACCATTAACGTTCTTCCATACGTTATTAAATAAATATGGAAGCGGCATAGACAACCTCGAAAGCGTTGTTATTTTCAAAGGAAATATTATTATGGCTACCGAAAACAAACGTATCAAACTCAAAGCTGACATCTATTGGGCACAACTGGATAAGGTTAATGAAATGTCTGGTAAGTACCAAGTCAATCTTTGTAACCTGTCTGCTGCTGCTGTAACAGCACTTGAAGGACTGGGCATTTCTGTGATGGTTGGTACAGAAGCTAAAGAGTCGATGGGTAGCTACATCACTTGCAAATCCAGCAAACCAATCCACGCATTTGATGCTGATGGTTTGCCAATTACAGAGAACGTTGGCAACGATAGCAAGGCTGTTGCGATGGTTGGTTCATATCCTTGGACATACAAGAACAAGAAAGGTATGTCTCCTTCACTTGGTAAGCTGGTCATTACTGACCTCGTCCCTTACGGTGAAGGTGAAGCAATGACAGCAGACGACGAAGACGTGCTGTAACCATCATGAAGGCTCTACTTGATTCAGACATACTTGGATACCGTATAGCCTTCGCTTGTGAGAA